ATTGTATCGTCAGACTGCTTGTTCACGACGGGAAACTCGGTACGACAAAGCATGTCACCGCCGCTCGACGCATTAAAAATACCCGCTTCAGTGACAGCTCCGGTCGCATCCCCCGGACCAAACGTAGCAACGTAAACAACCTGCTCATCGTTAGACCCAGAGATAGTCGTCGAATCGAGCGACACACGACCGCCGAGCTGCGCCTCAAGCGCCGTGTCGCCAGCCGCCGGATCAGTCGTACCCGATCCCAACGCCATGTGACTCATCACACTCTTGCTCGTACCAACCGCACGACTAATGAGATAGGCAAGCCCTGTATCCACCACGAGGTTTTCATGGGTGACGTTGGTCTTAACCTTGCCATGAGCGTCAGTGAGCGTAATGCCCAGCGAGCCCTTTACCGTAGTCTTGTCGTTAGCATTCATCGCATAGTCTCCTTAGAAGGTTTGACGGGTGCCGACATAATCGTCAGCGAAGTAGTGGTCGTCGACATAGTTCTGGACAAGCATCTGGCCGTTGTCCGTTGGGGTAGCTTGGTCAGCAAGGCGAGCAGTAACACCCCGAACCAGTGCGTCCTGCGAAGTCGCGCTATCGGCACTTGACCGAGAAAAAGTGATTCCCACGTTAGACAACGCGGCTACTGCATCAGGAGAAAGAGCTCGCCCAACGCTGCGATACAGCGATTCGGTAGAACCTAGTGAATCAAACGTTGGGCGTAGTGCCTCAACCACCGATGAATCACTTAGAAGAAAGGCATCAACCGAGCGCTTAGCGAACTCGAACGTGTCTGTGTCAACCGTCGCTGCGGGTTGGTCGTTAAGTGTTCGATACAATGCGAGCGCAGGCTCATCATTGGTATTTAGCACACCGAAAAAGAAACGGTTTGAGTAATAAAATATATCAACAGAGTCGTTAACTTTCTGAGTATCAGCCAAACTTTTCAAAATTGAACGATGGCTGGAATCTTCAATAAAAGAACTAAAACGAAATAATTTTTTAGCAATGAAGCGCAAAGCATCACTAGATTTTATAAACTGAAAAGGAACTGCGCGAGTAAAAGTAAATATAGCTATATCCGATACAACTTCAGCGCCGGTAAAATTTCGATCTAATAAAGCAAAATACTTTTCTTTTGAATAAGCCCTTTCTACAATAACCTTATTAGTGCTTTGGGTATCAAAGTCTAAAGCCACTGATTGGCCACCAAAAGCATCACAGCTCGTGCAGTGGTCGCCGAGAGCTTTTTGTAGCATCCAAGGGTTTAGCGATTCACCAAGAATAAGAACATCGGTAATAGGTTTTTTAAGGTTAGCTGTCACAAGTGCAAAAACGCTTACACTAGCATCAGCCCTGCGGTCTAAACCAAAAAAGAAGTCATTTTGAAAAACAAGAGCATCTACGTATAAGCGGTTATAGTCAACGACTCGCTGCAACTGCTCACCGCCACCAACCATGCTGCTCTGAGCATTTACAAGTGAGTAAATAGACTGCTCGCGAGCAGCAGAACCACTCGTCAGGGGTTTCTCGTCTTCAAGCGAATGTTCATCGCCCACCCGTGCTTGATCTTCATGAGGGGCTGTCAAGGAAAAGAACTTGGCCTCGCTCCCCTGTGCTGAATCATAGCGCGGCTTATCGGTCAAAACCGTGTCGTTGTCGAGCGAGGTAGTGGTGCCCGTGAGGGGCTTAGCCACTCGGGCGCTGTGGTCTTCGTGTAAATGAGGCGTGTCGTAAAACCGACGCACTTTGATAAACGAACCAACCCGGTAGGCCAGCCGCAGCACACTGGCACGGGCAGAAGCCCGGAGCCGGTTGAACTTAACGACGGCCTTAATGCTCACGCAAAGTCCTCCCTGACTTCTAGCTCGAGCACTTCAAAAACGGTCTGACGGTAGTTGTCAGTGCCCGTCACTTCGATCTCGGCTTCGTAGGTTCCACGACTTAGATCAAGGTCGCCATCGGCCCAATCAACATAGGCTTTACCCTCGGTCGCAGTATTAGTCGGCACGACCGCCTCGCGGGTTAACAGCACGCCGCTTCGGGCATTGCGCCGCAGATGCAAGTACACACGCTTGCCTGTCAGGTCCATCGGGCTAGACCCACTCGTCAACACAAGCTCGAGCTGCGGCTCAGTGTCGTTGCGAACAAGCTGGATGATCGGGTTTGCCATTCTCTGGGCCTACTAGCTCTGCTGCTGTGCAATGGCTTTCGCCAAGGTCTGCAGGTCACGGGGGTTGGCTGACTGCTCGCTCTGGGTCTTAACCCCAATCGCCCGCTGCATGGCCTCGTAATGAGCCATCGCACGCTCCGCGTTAGCCGCGTACTCAGCATCCTTCGAGTAAGCCCGGTAGAGCATGTAGTCGAGCAGCGCGTTAGCGTAGCTATCCACGACCTTGATTGTTTCCATACTCGTGCTGTAATCCGTCTGCGCGTCATGGCCGACAGGCACCGAGCTGAAAACAACCTCAAGCTGCGCGTCCGTGCTCGCTGGCGGATAGACCAAAAACTCACGCGGCAGCTTTGGATCGAACATGAAGTGCTCGATGCTCTCGGACTGATCTTCGGCGTGCCAACCACGACGCTGATCGTCAAGAATCTGCCGCTCAATGATCCGAACCGCGCCCTGACTAGAGTTCGTAGCGGTGTTACGAACAACGTCTAGGAGCCGCAAAGCGCTGGGAAACTCATCGGTCAAAACCTGCCGCGTTCCCGCCTTGCATGAGAACGTGCCGGACTCAGAGTTAGCATCCGGGCGGAGCAGAATGACTTCTCGGTAGGCATCGTTCAGCCAACCAACCAGCTCATCCTGCGGCCAACGAGTGCTCGTGGTGTCCTGCAAAATCGTCTGGGCCTTATTGACCAGATCAATAACCTTGACGGTCGACATGGTTTACACCTTCCTCATTTTGACGTTCTGACGAACACCGCGAACGTCTCTGACCCGAGCATTGGCGATGGCTCGGTCGTGGAGCTGTTTGTGGTACTGAGCGAGCTGCATGTCGCTCCAACCTTTGTTTGGAATCTGCGCGACTCGGTATATCGCGCCATTAACAATCGCGTCTTGCCACGTCCCAGCAATCCAGTCTTCAACACCCCTCGAGCGAGCCGATGGCTTGAGCGCCGCCCAGCCACTAACCCCATAAACGTCGTCAGGTGTCGGAAACAAACGAAGCGCCTGATCCGCTTCTACCCAAAACGACTTGGGCCGACCCACAGAGTCAAGCCGGGTCTTATCGACCTGCCGAACATCGGTATGCGTAATTTCCTGACTTTCCACAACAACCCACAGCACCGCCTCAATGAGCGACTCCGAGAACACTTGGTAGGTAGGTTCATCAGGCGTAGTGGAAAATGAGTCAAACGGCTCCCGCCACAAATGAGTCTGACCAAGGAAGTTTGCCGCCGAAAAGCGCAACGCATCGCGCAACGTAATATCTGGCGCACCCGGCAGAAACGGGGCCAAACTCGGCAGCATTTCATCCCAAGTGACGGTCGCCATTCTGAGCTACACCTCGTCGGTCGGGTCGCTGTCGACGCTAAGCTCTTCGGAAAGGTCACTAAGCCCCTTTGCCGTTGCCTTGGGCTTACGTCCGCGCTTGGGCTTATCGTACTCAGCGGCCATCTTGCGGCCTTCTTCGGTCATTTCCATGCGGTCGCCGTTGAGCTTTCCGAGGATTACATACTCACGCCCCTGACGGACGCGGGCACGACCCCGAACAATCTCACCGCCTACCTGCTTAACCAGTTCATAACAATCCATGAGTTCATCATACCCTGTTAACTAACCGGGGAGAAACACCTCCCCGGTTATTAGACACCAAACTCAGCCTTAAACCGAGCCGACCTGAGCAATCGCCAGCGTCTCCGGCTTGATAACCTTGCGGCCATACACCGACAGACCACGGACAATGTCGCCAAAGTCGTTCTGGTTGCGGATCGGCTCGGTCTTCTCGATGGTGCTGGCGAAGCTGATCGCATGCTTCGTACCCGCAACCATGAGGCGACGCGGAGCCGCACCCGTAAGCGACGCACCGTCAGCGGTCGGAACAAGACCCGATACCAGCTCCTTACCGCCCTCTCCACGCGGCAGCAGGTTCGACACGTAGGTCGTGAACCGATCAATCGTACCGATCTTGCCACTGCGAATAGTAGAGCTGGTGTCGCCCGTAAAATCAGCCTGAGCAATGTTCGACTTCATCAGAAGATGGCGGTCGTAGGGGCTGATAATCAGGTAACGGTCATCCTCCGGCACGTTCTGCTCATCGAGCACCGAGCTCATGCGCAGGATCGCGTTGAGGATATTGTCAGCCGAGCTCTGATCAATCGGGTTCGTGTCCGAACCAAGATCGTAGTTCGAGCTGATCATGCCCGCCGTGGTGCCCTCGTTGCCAGCAGCCGGACCCTGAGTAACGAAGCTGTTGTAGAAAACCTCGTTCTCCATCGCGATCTTGAGCTGCTTCGCGGCCTCATCGGTGAACATGTTCATCAGGTCCATGTCGGCCTGA